AGAAGTATGCTACTATGCTTTTTGCTGCTAATCAGTCAGGTGATTATCTTCTACATAACTGGTTTGAAGCATTTGGTGCTCATTATTATGTAAATGGCGATTATGACAATTCTGTAATTGCTAAAACAGGCGGGGCTAAGGCATATACATTCTATCAAACTCTAATTAAGAATGGATATGTTCCGGCTAACGCTGCAACGCTTAATGATGATGATTATATGCTTCAATGGCTTTCTGGCAATCTAGCGGCAACTACATTTTTTCCTAATTGGACTGCAATGTATCAAAAAATGGGGATTGATCAAGGAATCAATCTAAAACCATTTAAGTTCGCTTTTGTGCCTTTCCCCAGAGGCATTGGAGTAAAGGGTGTTCCTACATATGTTAATGCCGGTGCTTATGTAGTTTGGAATTCTCCTAATAAAAAGATTAATGAAATTGCCGCTAGGTTTGTAGAATATGCTAATGGCCCTGCCGCACAGAGTTTATCTGCTAAATATGAAGCTACAGTTCCTAATAGGATCGATGCAATTCCTTCAACTGATGCATCCGTGAAAGCAACTAGCAAGATTGTTTCTGAAAATGGTATTTATGATGCGGGCCTTACTGATCCAAGATTTACTGAGAGACGTTCTACGCAATTTCCCGTTTTACAGAAACTATTTACTTTTAAGGTTACTCCAGAACAGGCGATTATGGAATATGAGAAGGTACTATCTAGTATTAAGTAGTTAATTGTTTTGGTTTGCCTATTGAACCATTAAAAATAGGCTGGTTTTATAGGGAACAAAATATGAGCAGAAGTTATAAAAAAGTTCCTATTATTAAAAATCACAGTAGATACGGTAAAAAACAAGCGAATAAAAGAGTACGTCATATAGATATTAATAGTGGTAATAATTATAGAAAATTATATGAAAGTTTAAATATTCATGGTCATAAAAGTAATTTATATGCGGCAGATAAAATAGATGGAATTCCTATTTATTATAGAGAAAGAGAAAAAATGACATATAATGAAATAATGGAATATTGGAGGAAATAGTATGAAAAAATATCCAATCATGATTGGATTGTGTACATTATTTTTAATATGTATTGTTTGTTTAATAATAAATATGTTTATTGCTATTAAATAGAAAATAATAAATGAAATGCATCATAGCAGGTGGTCGGGATTTTATTCCTAGTAAAAATGATTACAAAATAGTTAGAAATTTAGTTAGGCAATTTGATATTACAGAAATAGTTTCTGGACATTATGGTGGAGCTGATTTATTTGGCGAAGAAATGGCAGATTTATTAGATATTAAAAAGAAATTATTCCTTGCTAATTGGAATAAATATGATAAAAAAGCAGGACCATTACGAAATAAACAAATGGCAGAATATGCGGATTCAGTAATTTTATTCAAAGGCAATAAAGGAACAGATTCTATGCGAAATGAAATAATAAAAAATAATAAACGCATTTTATATGATGCTAAGGATATTTTTTAATAAGGAGGATATTATGTTATATTATGTTTTTTATGATTATGATTGGTATGATAATGGTGGCGTTGGATTTGAAGAATTTGATTGCAAACAAAAAGCATTAGATTATATTGAAGATATATTAAAAAGAAATGATGTTGCTAAATTAGAAAATTTTGTTTTAATAGAAGGTAAAAAACTACAATTACATTCTATTGAAGTAATAACAAAAATTAAGGCTTAATATTTGAAATATATTCTATTAATACCAGCAATATTATTTTACACATTATTTACTATTTGGCCTATAGCCGAAGTAGTAAAATTATCTTTATATAAGACTAATTTTATAGTTTCTAAATTTGTAGGACTAGATAACTATATAGCAATATTTTCTGATAATAATTTTTTATTATCGATAGTAAATAGTTTATTTTATGCATTATTACTTATACCAGGGCAGATAATAGTTTCATTATTTTTTTCTTTATATATTTATAACATGAAAAAACGTTGGATCGATGTTTCAAGAATACTTTTTTATATTCCGGTATTATCAGCAGGAATTATTATCGCGCAATCATGGCAATGGATATTTAAATTTGAGGGCCCTGTAAATTGGTTAATAGGATTATTCGGGATAAGCCCCATAAATTATTTTGGTCAAGGAATCACTTCAATTCCAGTAATATCATTTATAGTTATAATGACTACATTTGGTTCTAATATTATTATCATTTTAGCTTCGATATTATCAATAGATAAAAGTTTATTAGAAGCCGCTAAAATAGATGGGGCTAGTGAAGGACAAATAAAATGGTATGTAATAATTCCTATGATAAAAAATACTTTAATATTGATAGGATTATTGGCGGCTATAAACGCATTTCAAATTTTTGAATACATACTGCAACTTTCGCCACAAGCATTTACTTTTACTATGACTTATAATATTTATTCAGAATCATTTTTATATGGCAAATATGGAATAGGCGCGGCAGAGGCTATAGTATTATTAATAATTACTATTTTATTATCATTACTAAAAAAGAAGGTAGAAAATGATTAAAGGCAAAAATTTTTCTTGCAACAATACGGGCAAACGTAGAAAATCAGATTTTTATGAAACGCCATATTGTTTAACTAAAGAATTATTAAAGATAGTTAAATTGCGCGAGCCAATATTAGAGCCAGCTTGTGGTAATAAAGCAATAGTGATAATGTTATTAGAAGAATATGCAGATGTATCGTTTTATGATTTAAAAAACGGAGTTGATTTTTTATTAGAAACCGATAAATATAAAACAATAATTACTAATCCGCCATATTCAAAAGCATTTCAATTTATACAAAAGGCGAAACAACTTTGCAATGATTTTTATTTTTTATTACCTTTATCTTATCTTCATGGAAAGCAACGATTAGATTATATTTATAAAGACAAACAATTCCCATTAAATTGTATTTATGTATTTGATCGATATCCAATGCTAGGTGAAGAATTAAGAAAAGATATGAAAATAAATACCGGTATGATGGTTTATGCGTGGTATCATTTTTCTAAAAAGCCGGAATATAAAGAACCATTAATAAGATTTATAGATATTCAAAAATATATTTTAAATAAAAGGGATAAATTATTAAAAAACTATTCCTAATACTATTTTTTATAATACTATTATTCCCTATTTACTTTATGTTTATAGGAAGTATTCAAAATATTCGTGGTTTAATGAAAATGCCTCCAAATTTATTCCCATTGCATCCTGTATTAGATAATTATATTAGAATGTTAAAATGGAATATTCCTATATGGGTATTTAATTCATTAATAGGAACATTATCAACTGTGTTGTTTACTATTTTTATTGTATGTTCTGCCGGATATGTTTTTAGCTTTTATAAATTTAGATTTAAAAATATTTTATGGATGTTATTTTTAATAGGATTAATGATTCCTAGAATATCATTATTAATACCACAATTCGTAATAATAAAAAAATTAGGAATATCTGGTAAATTATCAGCTACTATATTGCCTATTGTTTTCTCGCCATTATTATTGTATTTAGTTAGAAATTATTTTGAAACAGTTCCTAAAAGTTTATTAGAAAGTGCCAGAATGGATGGCGCTAATGAATTACAAATATTGTTGCATATAGTAATGCCAATATCAAAGCCAATTTTAGGTGCGGTTGCTGTTTTTAGTTCTATAGGATATTTGCAAGATTATATTTGGCAGATGCTAGTATTGCAAAAAGAATCAAATCAAACATTATTAATTGGCCTAATGAAAAGTATTCGTACTTGTAAAGATGGGTTATTAGGAGGATTCCCATATGGACAAGCAATGGCAGTAGGGACAGTTTTAATGGTTCCATTAATAATAATATTTTTAATTGCAAACAAATTCTTTGTACAAAGTATGGAAGGAGCTATAAAAGAATGAAATTAAAAGATAAAATAAATAAAGAAGTTTATAATAGAACTGGTTTTGATGTTCCCGAATTATGTGGCAATGTAAAATTAACTAAAAAAGAAATATTGGATATTTTAAGGCATCAAAAAGGTTGGTTTGAAGATTATGCTAATGATTGTAATAATCAAATAGATAAAATAATAGTAGAAAATTTTACTATTGACGAAAGATTATCTTAAATATATGGAGAGTAAAATGTATTTAGAAATGCTCGAAAAGAAATTAAGAAATTATGGATGGTATAGTGGGAAATCCGATTTATTAATTATGAAAATAGAAGGTG